GCATACTGACGTGCATCCACGCTACCGCGTGATCTTCGTACTCGAAACGCCGATCACGAACATCACCGAATACAAAGCGCTCACGACCGCACTCGTTCAACGTTTCGCCGGTGACACCAACGCGCGCGACGCCGTGCGGCTCTGGTTCGGTAACCCCGACGCGCAGGTCGTATCGTGGTATAACACACTCAGCGACGACGAAGTCCAGCGCCTGCTATCATTCGAGGATGAAGTACGCCACGAAGAGACAAAGTTCTCGGCCTTTGGCGCTCGTAAGCTGACGATCGATGACGTGTCGCTGATGCTGAAGTTCATCCCACCGCAGCAAGACCACATTGACTGGAAACGAACCGTCGCCTCCGTAGTCGATGCGCTCGGAGACACGCCCGAAACGATAGCGCTCCTATCGCAGTGGTCGCCGTCGGACGTGCCGTATAGTCAAGTCGTCAAGAATCGCTTGACACGTGTCACGACCGGAACACTCATCTACCTTGCACGAAAGTACAACTGTCCAATCCCGAAAGACCTGTACAAAGAAGCGCCAAAGGACGCCGCGGAAACGTTCGACCGCATTGAGTCATACCTCACGGCGCGGTACGAGTTCCGAAAGAACACCGCGACGCAGACGATCGAGTATCGTGATAGCGTCAACGCGGCATGGGAGCGTCTCGACGACTACACAGTTAACAGTCTACTCCGTTCGATGCGCTCGTCAGGTCTTAAGATCGGACGCGACCGGATCTGGGAGATCCTGGACTCCGACTTCAGCGCCGAGTACGATCCGATCTCTGAGTACTTCGCTAACCTACCCGAGTGGCGCGACGGAGACACCGACCATATCGGTAGGATCTTAGACCTTATTCCACCTGATCCCGCGTATCCCGTCGAAGCGCAGCGGGCCTATAACGACCTGATATTTCGTAAGTGGATCGTCGCCGCGGTAGCGTGTGCAGTCGATAACAAACCAAACCATACGATGCTCATTCTGCAGGGAGGACAGGGCGTCGGTAAGACGACGCTCTTACGCTACCTATGTCCGGAGCATCTGCGTCACGATCACTACTACGAAGGCAGCATCAACGACGACCGGGACACGCTCGTTTCGATTGCACGTTCGCTAATCATCGTCGACGACGAGCTGGAGTCCCTAACCAAGCGAGAAGCCGAGAAGATCAAATCCCTCATCACGTCATCGGATAAGCGCGTACGGCTCGCCTATGGACGTGCTGAGACCACGTTGCGCCGTAGAGGGTCGTTCGCCGGGTCAGTCAATAGGCGATCATTCCTAAACGACGAGACAGGCTCGCGGCGCTTTGCCGTCATCTCAATAGGTGGGTTCGTAGATCTGGGGGCGCTCTTTAGTATCGACGTCGACGCCGTATGGGCTCAGGCGCTCGCACTCAAGAGAGCCGGGTTCCAGTACTGGACGTCACCAAAGGACATCGAACGCATCTCAGCAATGAACGCGAACTACGCCGTATCAACGGAAGCCGACGACCTCGTATGGCGATACGTCGAGGCGCTGCCGACCGAATCCGCAGCCGGTATGTCGAATACCGAGATTATGACCATGCTACAGGATAAGATCTTCCAAGAGAAGAACGCTAAGATACCATGGCTTAACACGTACCAACTCGGAAGGGCGCTCACAAAGGCCGGGTTTACGCAGGTTGTCGTCAAGGATGGCGGTCGGGCGCTGCGCGTGTGGAAGGTCAAAATCCGGGCGATCGGTCGTTCGGTGACCGGCGAGTCGGAGCCCGCAAAGGTTCACGAGCTACGTAGTGCGTACGTACAAGGGGCAGGCGATGTGTTCTGAATACCACCTTTCTCACCTTGATGAGTGGCTCGGTGTGCAAAACACGAAAAGTTCTGTAACCGCTACAAGTGAACCGAGTAAGCCGTTGACAACTAACGAGTTAGCACATGCCAAAATGGCTCAAAATCAGCCTCGGTTACAGAGTGAAAGTGATTTTTCCTTAAGAGGGAAAATCAATATTAAAAATAAGTATATAGAAAACGGCTTTTCACTCTGTAACTCTGTAACCGGGGATAGTGCAGGTCGGATCGTACCGCACGACGAGGTCCTCGCGAGTGCCGAACTCGCCCGACAACGGAACAGACGCGACCGGGATCTCATCGCCCTAATGTACGCGTCGAACGTCAACGACTGGACGTGGATCGAACATGCCGACGGAACGTGGACGGCTCATCACTCAATCACATTCGAGGAAGCAGTATGAAGGACATCGACGAAGAGTTCGCAGCGCTGGAGGCTCGCAAATGGCAAGAGCATCTCGACAAGGAGGCCGCATCCCGTGACCGTGCAAAGAAGAAGCGCGCAGGCGAGGGGCCACCGCCAAAGGAGCACGAAATCCAAACGGCGATTTCTAAGGCCTTAGAAGCCGCGGGGTATATGGTGGTGAGGGTTAACAGCTCAACATCGCTTACAGCGCACGGAAGCCGCCTTAGCGCCTATCGTGTGGTGAACATCAACGCGACGTCAGGGCATGCCGATCTCGCCGTCTACAAACGTGGCCGCGTATGGATGCTCGAAGTCAAGCGTCCCGGAGGTAAGCCGTCGGAAACGCAGGTACGATTTGCTGAGTGCTGCAATCGATACGGCGTGCCCTACCATGTCGTAACAAGCCCCGACGAAGCACTCGCTATACTGAGGCTGCCATGATAGCGCAGGTAATCGCTCACCATGCCGCGGCGCTGATAGGCGTACACGTCGCGGAGATATACGGACGCTCACATCGCAGACGTCCGGCGCTCGCACGACATCTCGTCTGGTTCGTCTTACATGAGCGGTTCGCGTGGGACTACTCATCGATCGCCCGGGAGTTCAACCGGGAGCGACAACCCGTGATGCGCGCGGTTGAAGCCGTCGAAGATCAGATCGTACTGTTTCCTGACGTGAGGGATATCGTCCGGGTGATGAGACAAGAGCCGTATCTCCAGTTGGTGCAAAACTATACGTGTACTTGTGGTAAGGTTGCAACATGGCAGGAGGACGACCAACGAAGTACGACTGGGAAGAACTCGAACCCCTCATGACTGAGGCGATCGAGGGCGGTTTCTATATTGAACAACTCGCCGCTCATCTGGGCATTCACGACGAGACTTTGCGCGAATGGGAGTCAATTCATCCTGAGTTTTCCGCCGCGGTTAAAAAAGTACGTCAGGCATGCAAACGCCGTATCGCCGCCTTGCTCGACGCTCACGCCTACGGGGGTATCGAGAAGGGTAACGGCTCGGTCGCTATCTTCATTGCGAAGAACGTTCTCGGATGGCGCGACCGTAGCGAGGTAGAGTCGAAGGTAACTCAGACGCAGGAACTCACAGTTAAGATCGGCGGTGCTCGTCGTACGGAAGAAGACGATGAGCCGAATCACTCTTGACATAGAGCTACACGACGCACAGTTGCGGGTCTGGAATAACAGACGCCGTTTCAACGTCGTGAACTGCGGGCGCCGATGGGGTAAGACAGTACTTGCTGAGGCTGCGCTTGCAGAGTGTATCACGACAGGCGACCCGGCTGCGTACTTCGCACCGACTTATAAGATGCTGATGGACGTTTGGCGAACGGTTAAGAAAGACTTCGCCGCGGTGATCGCAGACACGAATGAGAGCGAGAAGCGTATCACGTACATCAACGGCGGACAGTTAGACTTCTGGTCTCTCGATAACTACGACGCGGTTCGCGGTCGTAAATACAGACGTGTCGTGATCGACGAGGCCGCGATGGTGACGAACCTCGAGGAGGCGTGGACGATGGCGATACGCCCAACACTTGCAGACTACAAGGGCGACGCGTGGTTCTTCTCGACACCAAAGGGACGGAACTACTTCCACACGCTAAGCGAGCGCGCGGTGACGGATGAGACGTGGTCGTACTGGCAGATGCCGACGGCCGCGAATCCTTACATCGACGCGACGGAAGTCGAAGCCGCACGTAACGAACTGCCGAGTCTGGTATTCCAACAAGAGTTTCTCGCTGAGTTCATCGACGTTCAAGGGGCTCTCGTCAAGCGTGAACACCTGACTCACCTACCGAGTGACCGCGTGCCGTCTGGCCTGCGCTATGGTATGGGCGTGGACCTTGCTATCTCCAAGTCGGAGACGGCGGACTATACAGCTATCGTCGTTGTGGGTTACGATCCCGAATCGGGACGTCGTTACGTGGTCGACGTGTGGCGCGGTAAGGTTAGCTTTCACGAAGTCGTCGACGCTGTCAAACAGTACGCGTCGAAGTGGAAGCCGCAGCGGATCAACATCGAGGCGGTGCAGTATCAAGTCGCGGTCGTGCAAGAGCTATTGCGGAAGACGTCGTTACCTGTCAAGGCTATCAAGCCGGACCGCGACAAGGTTACGCGCTTTCATGCGGTCCTCGCACGCTATGAGCAACTCCTTGTTACTCACGTTACCAACTTAGATCCTCACTTCGAGCGTGAGCTGCTATCGTTTCCGATATCGGATCATGACGATATGGTGGACGCGCTTGTTTATGCCGAGCTCGCAGCCGTTAAGAATCAAGGCGCGGGCGTTCTCTTCACTTAACAGACTACACAATGGGTATTTTCGACCGTATCTTTAGAACAAACGAAAAGCAGCTGCAGCTCTCCGAGCGCGGCGAACTGCCGGGACTCGCGACGTTAGCGTACACGAAACACTCGTTCACGCCGGTGACGAACTTCGCGCAGGCGTACCGACTCTGGAAAGAGAACCCGGTCGCGCAGGGGTGCACGATGGCCTATTCGCTCACGATGCCAGAGGCCTATCTGGCCGTTCGCGATGGTGAGGGTTTCATCTACGATCACCCGGTTTCGGTTCTCTTCGCGGGTTCGTCGTGGCGTCTTAGCATGGCTACAGCTATGACGTACCTCTGTATCGGTGGGAACGTCTACTACCACAAACGCCGCAACGCTGCGGGTGCGGTGATCGATCTCAAGCCTTACTCGGATGCTAACTTCGCGCCGGTGCTCGACGACTACGGCAATATCCGCGCCTATCACTATAACAACGGTTCGACGACATGGGAGATACCAAAGGATGATGTCGTTCATATACGCGGCTTTTGGGTGGATCCTGCTATTAGCTACGCCGGCGGCTCTCCGATTGTACTCGCATCGACGACTATTGAATCTTACAACGAGGCGAGCGGGACTATCTTCAGCATCCACAAAAACGACGCGATGCCTAAGACGCTGGTAATCTACGACGAGGAGATGTCGGCGGATCAGGTGTCACTCGCCGAGCGTTCGTTCAAGCGTAAGTACGGCGGCGAGCGCCGCGGGTCGGTAGGGCATATGTGGGGAGTTAAGAGCGTCGAACGTTTGGCACTCGATTACAACGAACTCGGCATGGAGTCGACGTTCAGTCAATACGAGGCGCGGATCTGCGGTGTGTTCCGCGTGCATCCGATTATCGCGTACACATACGCTGGTATCATGTCGTCAACGTACTCGAATGCGGAGCAGGCGTCGAAGGACTTTACCGATATGGTCCGCGTGCCACTGTGGAACATGATCGCCGATCAGATCAACGAACAACTCGCGATCCCTGACTTCGGCGTCGAGGTAGGGTTCGACCTAAGCACGGTCGAAGCGCTGAAGCCGTCCGTAGAATCACAACGGGCCACGGCGCTGCAGGCGTATCAAGTTGGCGTTATGACGTTGAACGAAGCGCGCGAAGCGTTCGCACTTGACGCGGTCACGGGGGCAGATGCTAACGAGGTCGACGATAACGACACAGACAACGACGACGACGACGATATGCAAACGGCGTCACGCGATACGAGCGTGCAAACGAAGGGAGGCGCGGATGTTACGTCCGCGAGCTTTCGTTCTGACTCGTTAGACGACGCGACGTACTTTAAGGCCGTAGATGATATCTCGGAGAAGTGGGCGAAGCGGATCGCGATCTCGTATGGTAAAGAAGTGCGGAAGCTCGAACGCGAGATCGTGGGCAATGTCAAGTCACGCGGCGCA